TGCCTTCTTGGCGTACATGTGGCACACCTGGTATTAGTCATTTTCCTGTCCAGGTGTACTAAAACAATGGCTTGCACAACTGTCTCCACACCCTATGTAATAAAACTGCTTTTAGGCACATATTTTAGTCTGTTTTTACCTGTGCTAATTGTATAATTGGCGTGTAGAACCACTTTCTTATCCAACAATCTGTCTACTTGTTACATAAACTATAAACTGACTCACTTATACATACATAGTTTATGCAACCGAAAAAGGTTGGGCCCTATAACACATACCTTTTCTTAATACTTTTAACAATTATACTACATAAAAAAGGGTGTAACCGAAAACGGTTGCAACCAAAAACGGTGCATATAAAAGCTTTGTGGAAAAGTGCATTACAGGATGGCGCGCTTTGACGATCCAAAGCAACGACCCTACAAGCTACCAGATTTGTGCACAGAATTGAATACATCACTACAAGACGTATCTATTGCCTGTGTATATTGCAAAGCAACATTGGAACGCACAGAGGTATATCAATTTGCTTTTAAAGATTTATGTATAGTGTATAGAGACTGTATAGCATATGCTGCATGCCATAAATGTATAGACTTTTATTCCAGAATTAGAGAATTAAGATATTATTCAAACTCTGTATATGGAGAGACACTGGAAAAAATAACTAATACAGAGTTGTATAATTTGTTAATAAGGTGCCTGCGGTGCCAGAAACCATTGAACCCAGCAGAAAAACGTAGACACCTTAAGGACAAACGAAGATTTCACAGCATAGCTGGACAGTACCGAGGGCAGTGTAATACATGTTGTGACCAGGCACGGCAAGAAAGACTTCGCAGACGTAGGGAAACACAAGTATAGCAATAAGTATGCATGGACCCCGGGAAACACTGCAAGAAATTGTATTGCATTTGGAACCTCAGAATGAATTAGATCCTGTTGACCTGTTGTGTTACGAGCAATTAAGCGAGTCAGAGGAGGAAAACGATGAAGCAGATGGAGTTAGTCATGCACAACTACCAGCCCGACGAGCCGAACCACAGCGTCACAAAATTTTGTGTGTATGTTGTAAGTGTGACGGCAGAATTGAGCTTACAGTAGAGAGCTCGGCAGAGGACCTTAGAACACTACAGCAGCTGTTTTTGAGCACCTTGTCCTTTGTGTGTCCGTGGTGTGCAACTAACCAATAATCTACAATGGCGGATCCAGAAGGTACCGACGGGGAGGGAACGGGGTGTAATGGCTGGTTCTTTGTAGAAACAATTGTAGAGAAAAAAACAGGGGATGTAATATCAGATGATGAGGATGAAACTGCAACAGATACAGGGTCGGATATGGTAGATTTTATTGACACACAATTATCCATTTGTGAACAGGCAGAGCAAGAGACAGCACAGGCATTGTTCCATGCGCAGGAAGTTCAGAATGATGCACAGGTGTTGCATCTTTTAAAACGAAAGTTTGCAGGAGGCAGCAAGGAAAACAGTCCATTAGGGGAGCAGCTAAGTGTGGATACGGATCTAAGTCCACGGTTACAAGAAATTTCATTAAATAGTGGGCACAAAAAAGCAAAACGACGGTTGTTTACAATATCAGATAGTGGCTATGGCTGTTCTGAAGTGGAAGCTGCAGAGACTCAGGTAACTGTAAACACTAATGCGGAAAATGGCGGCAGTGTACATAGTACACAAAGTAGTGGTGGGGATAGTAGTGACAATGCAGAAAATGTAGATCCGCATTGCAGTATTACAGAACTAAAGGAGCTATTACAAGCAAGTAACAAAAAGGCTGCAATGCTGGCAGTATTTAAAGACATATATGGGCTGTCATTTACGGATTTGGTTAGAAATTTTAAAAGTGATAAAACAACATGTACAGATTGGGTAATGGCTATATTTGGAGTTAATCCAACGGTAGCAGAAGGCTTTAAAACATTAATTAAACCAGCAACGTTATACGCCCATATCCAATGTTTAGATTGTAAATGGGGAGTATTAATATTAGCTTTATTAAGATATAAATGTGGCAAAAATAGACTAACTGTTGCAAAAGGCTTAAGCACATTGTTGCACGTACCTGAAACATGTATGTTAATTGAACCACCAAAATTGCGAAGTAGTGTTGCAGCATTATACTGGTATAGAACAGGTATATCCAATATTAGTGAAGTAAGTGGAGACACACCTGAGTGGATACAAAGACTGACAATTATTCAACATGGTATTGACGATAGTAATTTTGATTTGTCAGACATGGTGCAATGGGCATTTGATAATGACCTTACAGATGAAAGTGATATGGCATTTCAATATGCCCAATTAGCAGACTGCAACAGTAATGCAGCTGCATTTTTAAAAAGTAACTGCCAAGCCAAATATTTAAAAGATTGTGCTGTAATGTGTAGACATTATAAAAGAGCACAAAAACGCCAAATGAATATGTCTCAATGGATTAAATATAGATGTTCCAAAATAGATGAAGGTGGGGATTGGAGACCCATAGTACAATTCCTAAGATATCAGGGAGTAGAATTTATTAGCTTTTTAAGGGCACTAAAGGAATTTCTTAAAGGAACACCAAAAAAAAATTGTATACTGTTATATGGACCTGCAAATACAGGAAAATCGTATTTTGGAATGAGTTTTATACATTTCCTACAAGGTGCAATAATATCATTTGTAAATTCAAACAGCCATTTTTGGTTAGAACCGTTAGCAGATACTAAGGTAGCCATGTTGGATGATGCCACACACACGTGTTGGACATATTTTGATAATTATATGAGAAATGCATTAGATGGTAATCCTATAAGTATAGACAGAAAGCATAAACCATTATTACAGCTAAAATGTCCTCCAATCCTATTAACATCCAATATTGATCCAGCAAAAGATAATAAATGGCCATATTTAGAAAGTAGGGTGACGGTATTTACATTTCCACATGCATTTCCATTTGATAAAAATGGTAATCCAGTATATGAAATAAATGATAAAAATTGGAAATGTTTTTTTGAAAGGACATGGTCCAGATTAGATTTGCACGAGGACGATGAAGATGCAGACACCGAAGGAATCCCTTTCGGAACGTTTAAGTGCGTTACAGGACAAAATACTAGACCACTATGAAAATGACAGTAAAGACATAAACAGCCAAATAAGTTATTGGCAACTTATACGTTGGGAAAATGCAATACTATTTACAGCAAGGGAACATGGTATTACCAAACTAAACCACCAGGTGGTGCCTCCTATTAACATTTCAAAAAGCAAAGCACATAAAGCTATTGAACTGCAAATGGCCTTAAAGGGCCTTGCACAAAGCAAGTATAACAATGAGGAATGGACACTGCAAGATACATGCGAGGAACTATGGAATACAGAACCGTCGCAGTGTTTTAAAAAAGGCGGTAAAACCGTGCACGTATACTTTGATGGCAACAAGGACAACTGTATGAACTATGTAGTATGGGACAGTATATATTATATAACTGAGACAGGGATATGGGAAAAAACAGCAGCATGTGTTAGCTATTGGGGTGTATATTATATAAAAGATGGAGATACCACATATTATGTACAATTTAAAAGCGAATGTGAGAAATATGGAAATAGTAATACGTGGGAAGTACAATATGGGGGCAATGTAATTGATTGTAATGACTCTATGTGCAGTACCAGTGACGACACGGTATCCGCTACTCAGATTGTTAGACAGCTACAACACGCCTCCACGTCGACCCCCAAAACCGCATCCGTGGGCACCCCAAAACCCCACATCCAGACGCCGGCTACTAAGCGACCTAGACAGTGTGGACTCACAGAGCAGCACCACGGACTTGTCAACACCCACGTGCACAACCCGCTCCTGTGTTCAAGTACAAGTAACAACAAAAGAAGGAAAGTGTGTAGTGGTAACACTACGCCTATAATACACTTAAAAGGTGACAAAAACAGTTTGAAATGTTTAAGATATAGGCTACGCAAATATGCAGACCATTACTCAGAAATATCCTCCACCTGGCATTGGACAGGTTGTAATAAAAACACTGGTATATTAACTGTAACATATAATAGTGAGGTACAAAGAAATACCTTTTTGGATGTAGTTACTATTCCTAACAGTGTACAAATCTCGGTGGGATACATGACTATATGAATCTGTATATTGTATACAGTATGTAACATTACTATGCTATCTTTAGTGTTTTTATTGTGCTTTTCTGTGTGCCTTTATGTGTGCTGCAATGTCCCGCTTGTGCAGTCTGTCTATGTGTGTGCTTTCGCTTGGTTGTTGGTGTTTCTTTTTATAGTTGTTATTACATCCCCATTAACAGCATTTGCTGTATACATTTGTTGCTATTTACTACCTATGTTTGTATTACATATGCATGCTTTACACACCATACAATAATTACTATAATGTACAGTACAGTGTAACATACCTGTGATGTGCATGTTGTTGTATTTTTGTATTTTTGTATTTTTGTATTTTTGTATTTTATATGTTTAATAAACCATGGTATCCCACCGTGCAGCACGTCGCAAGCGGGCCTCTGCAACTGACTTATATAGAACATGTAAGCAATCCGGTACGTGCCCCCCTGATGTTATTAACAAAGTGGAAGGCACAACCTTAGCTGATAAAATTTTACAGTGGTCTAGCCTTGGGATATTTTTGGGTGGCCTTGGCATTGGTACCGGCAGTGGTTCTGGAGGCCGTACGGGCTATGTACCCTTAGGGGGCAGGTCTAATACTGTTGTGGATGTTGGCCCCACTAGGCCACCTGTGGTTATTGAACCTGTAGGGCCTACTGATCCATCTATTGTTACGTTGGTAGAGGATTCCAGTGTTGTTGCCTCTGGTGCTCCGGTTCCCACATTTACCGGAACCTCTGGGTTTGACATTACGTCTTCTGGTACTACCACACCAGCTGTGTTGGACATCACACCTACCGTGGACTCTGTTTCTATTTCGTCAACTAGTTTTACAAATCCTGCATTTTCTGATCCCTCTATTATTGAGGTGCCCCAAACAGGGGAGGTATCAGGTAATATATTTGTTGGTACACCAACATCGGGCAGCCATGGATATGAGGAAATACCTTTACAAACATTTGCATCTTCTGGGTCAGGTACGGAACCCATTAGTAGTACCCCCCTCCCTACTGTGCGGCGGGTAGCGGGTCCCCGCCTGTATAGTAGGGCTAATCAACAGGTCCGTGTGTCCACCTCACAGTTTTTAACACATCCCTCATCGTTGGTTACATTTGATAATCCAGCTTATGAGCCCCTGGACACCACACTATCCTTTGAGCCTACCAGTAATGTTCCTGATTCCGATTTTATGGATATTATTCGTTTGCATAGGCCAGCATTATCCTCTAGACGTGGCACTGTTAGATTTAGTAGATTGGGTCAAAGGGCAACCATGTTTACACGTAGTGGTAAACAAATAGGGGGTAGGGTACATTTTTACCATGATATAAGCCCCATTGCTGCTACAGAGGAAATTGAATTGCAGCCTTTAATTAGTGCTACAGATGATAGTGACCTGTTTGATGTATATGCAGACTTCCCACCTCCTGCGTCCACTACACCTAGCACTATAAACAAATCATTTACATATCCAAAGTATTCCTTGACCATGCCTTCTACTGCTGCATCCTCTTACAGTAATGTTACAGTACCATTAACATCTGCATGGGATGTACCTATATATACTGGCCCGGACATTATATTGCCATCCCATACTCCTATGTGGCCTAGTACATCTCCTACCAATGCTTCCACCACCACCTATATAGGTATTCATGGCACACAATATTATTTATGGCCATGGTATTATTATTTTCCTAAAAAACGTAAACGTATTCCCTATTTTTTTGCAGATGGCTTTGTGGCGGCCTAGTGACAGTACGGTATATCTTCCACCACCTTCTGTGGCCAGAGTTGTCAACACTGATGATTATGTGTCTCGCACAAGCATATTTTATCATGCAGGCAGTTCCCGATTATTAACTGTAGGCAATCCATATTTTAGGGTTGTACCTAATGGTGCAGGTAATAAACAGGCTGTTCCTAAGGTATCCGCATATCAGTATAGGGTGTTTAGAGTAGCTTTACCCGATCCTAATAAATTTGGATTACCTGATTCTACTATATATAATCCTGAAACACAACGTTTGGTTTGGGCATGTGTAGGTATGGAAATTGGTCGTGGGCAGCCTTTAGGTATTGGCCTAAGTGGCCATCCATTTTATAATAAATTGGATGATACAGAAAGTGCTCATGCAGCTACAGCTGTTATTACGCAGGATGTTAGGGATAATGTGTCAGTTGATTATAAGCAAACACAGCTGTGTATTTTAGGTTGTGTACCTGCTATTGGTGAGCACTGGGCCAAGGGCACACTTTGTAAACCTGCACAATTGCAACCTGGTGACTGTCCTCCTTTGGAACTTAAAAACACCATTATTGAGGATGGTGATATGGTGGATACAGGTTATGGGGCAATGGATTTTAGTACATTGCAGGATACAAAGTGCGAGGTTCCATTAGACATTTGTCAATCCATCTGTAAATATCCAGATTATTTGCAAATGTCTGCTGATCCCTATGGGGATTCTATGTTTTTTTGCCTACGCCGTGAACAACTGTTTGCAAGACATTTTTGGAATAGGGCAGGTGTTATGGGTGACACAGTACCTACGGACCTATATATTAAAGGCACTAGCGCTAATATGCGTGAAACCCCTGGCAGTTGTGTGTATTCCCCTTCTCCCAGTGGCTCTATTATTACTTCTGATTCTCAATTATTTAATAAGCCATATTGGTTACATAAGGCCCAGGGCCATAACAATGGTATTTGTTGGCATAATCAGTTGTTTGTTACTGTAGTGGACACTACCCGCAGTACTAATTTAACATTATGTGCCTCTACACAAAATCCTGTGCCAAGTACATATGACCCTACTAAGTTTAAGCAGTATAGTAGACATGTGGAGGAATATGATTTACAGTTTATTTTTCAGTTGTGCACTATTACTTTAACTGCAGAGGTTATGTCATATATCCATAGTATGAATAGTAGTATATTAGAAAATTGGAATTTTGGTGTCCCTCCACCACCTACTACAAGTTTGGTGGATACATATCGTTTTGTGCAATCAGTTGCTGTTACCTGTCAAAAGGATACTACACCTCCAGAAAAGCAGGATCCATATGATAAATTAAAGTTTTGGACTGTTGACCTAAAGGAAAAATTTTCCTCCGATTTGGATCAATATCCCCTTGGTCGAAAGTTTTTAGTTCAGGCTGGGTTACGTCGTAGGCCTACCATAGGACCTCGTAAGCGTCCTGCTGCTTCCACGTCTACTGCATCTACTGCATCTAGGCCTGCCAAACGTGTACGTATACGTAGTAAGAAATAATATGTTAGCACATATATGTATGTTTGTATGTATGGTTTTGTATGTTGTATGTATGTATGTATTTGTGTGATATATTACTGTATTTTGTTTGTTTGCGTGCGTGTATGTATGAATGTGCCTTGTGGCATGTATGGTGTTACTGTACATAATTGTGGTATTAAATAAAGTATGCTAATAGTGTTGTGTAGGGTTGCACCCTTGTGAGTAACAATACTATTTGTGTGTATGTGTATTGCTTTGTACCCTATATTCTTTCCTGTATTTCAAGTTATAAACTTGCATACTACACAGCATCCATTTTACTTATAATCCTCCATTTTGCTGTGCAACCGATTTCGGTTGCCTGTGGCTTATATGTGACCTTTTAAACATAATACCTAAACTGGCACATTTACAACCCCTACATAGTTTAACCTACTGGCGCGCCTTCTTGGCGTACATGTGGCACACCTGGTATTAGTCATTTTCCTGTCCAGGTGTACTAAAACAATGGCTTGCACAAC